AATTGTTGGTAAGTGCTTGATGGGTAGTACTAGCAACGCTCTTGATAAGGGTGGAGATAACTTTAAAAAACTATACAATGATTCTGACGTCACACGACGAAATCGTAATGGACAAACGAAGTCTGGCCTTTATTCTCTCTTTATCCCAATGGAATGGAACTATGAAGGATTTATTGACGAGCACGGACTTCCAGTCTTTAATAGTGGACGTGATGATGAACGACATGGACCAGACGGTGAACTGATAGACGTAGGTGTTATTGATCACTGGGAAAATGAAGCTGACGGCTTGCGTGATGATCAAGACGCGCTGAACGAGTTTTATAGACAGTTTCCACGTACTGAAGAGCATGCGTTTAGAGACGAAACTAAAAACAGTATATTTAACTTAATTAAAATATACGAGCAAATAGATTTTAACGAAGGCAGCAGACACAGCGCTCACATTACTACTGGTAGTTTTGGTTGGGTAAACGGAGTTAAGGACACTAAGGTTGTGTTTAACCCTGATCCAACAGGTAGGTTTAAAGTAAGCTGGGTACCACCAAACCACTTACAAAACAAACAGTTTATAAAAAATGGAGTTAAACACCCGGGTAACGAGCATGTTGGGGCCTTTGGTTGTGACAGTTATGACATTAGTGGTACTGTTGATGGCCGCGGCTCGAAAGGTGCTTTACACGGACTTACAAAATTTTCTATGGAAGACGCGCCACCGAGCTCGTTTTTCCTAGAATACATAGCAAGACCACAAACCGCAGAAATGTTTTTTGAAGATGTGCTAATGTCTTTAGTTTTTTACGGCATGCCGTTACTAGCAGAGAACAATAAACCTAGATTACTATACTACTTACGCCGTAGAGGTTATAGAGGATATAGTATGAACAGACCGGATAAATCATGGAACAAGCTTTCAACTGCTGAAAAAGAAGTTGGTGGTATACCAAACTCAAGTGAAGATATTAAACAAGCTCACGCCGCAGCTATTGAAATGTACATCAACGATCACGTTGGTCATTTAGGCGAAGGCAATTACGGTACTATGTATTTTAACGATACGCTACAAGACTGGGCTAAGTTTGATATAAATAAAAGAACTAAGCACGATGCGTCTATAAGCACTGGTTTAGCTATTATGGCTTGCAACAGGCATTTATACGCTCCGCATGCAGATAGACAGAGAACACCATTAAACCTTAATATAGCAAAATATAACAACGAGGGAGTTACCTCTAAATTAATAAAATAAGCATGGCTGAGTCAGTATATGTTAGTTTTCCAAGGCAAGATGTTAGCGACGAAGAAAAAAGCTCTATAGATTATGGGGAAAAAATCGCTAAGGCTATTAACCAAGAGTGGTTTAATAATGAATATAGCGTTAGTAAGTATATGTCTTCTTCTAATGAGTTTCATAGGCTAAGATTATATGCACGTGGAGAACAACCAGTTCAAAAATATAAAGATGAGTTATCTATCAACGGTGACTTGTCTTACCTTAATTTAGACTGGAAGCCAGTGCCAATTGTATCTAAGTTTGTAGATATAGTTGTTAACGGCATTGCTGAAAGAACATATGATATTAAAGCTTTCTCTATAGATAAGTCTGGCTCTGAAGAAAGAGCTGGTTTCATGGACGCTATAGCTGGAGATATGGAAATGGAGCAGTTTGACGCTACTATGATGCAACAAACTGGTTTTGACACTAGCCAAAGTAAAATGCCTGAGTTGCCTGGTTCTAAAGAAGAGCTAGAACTTTACATGCAGCTTGAGTATAAGCAGGCCATAGAGATAGCAGAAGAGCAAGCTATTGATCTTTTGTTTGAAGGTAATAACTATGAATTAATTAAGAAAAGATTTTTTTACGATTTAGCTGTATTAGGTATTGGAGCAGTAAAAACTGGATTTAATAACTCTCAAGGAGTTACTGTAGATTACGTAGATCCATCAAATTTAATTTACTCAAAATCTAATTCACCTTATTTTGATGATATATATTACGCAGGTGAAATAAAAACAATACCTATAAACGAGCTTGTTAGACAGTTTCCAAATCTAACAGAAGCAGAAATAGAAGAGATATTAGATAAAAACTATTATCAAGATAAGCAAAACGAATATCGTTACGGTAGAAGACGAGTTGACAGAAACCACGTTACAGTTCTTTATTTTAACTATAAAACTTACAATAACGAAGTTTATAAAGTAAAAACAACAGGTACTGGCGGAGAGCGCGCTATAAGAAAGACAGACAGATTTAATCCACCAAGCGATAAGACTGGTGATTTTACTAGAGAGTCTAAGAAAATAGAAGTACTATATGAAGGCGTCTATGTTCTTGGTTGCGAAAAACTATTACAGTGGGGATTATGTAAAAACATGATGCGTCCTAAAAGCAACTACAATAAAGTAAAAATGAATTACAGTATTGTATCGCCTAGGATGTATAATGGTAAAATCGAGTCTTTAGTTAGTAGAATTACTGGGTTTGCTGATATGATTCAGCTAACGCATTTAAAGTTACAGCAAGTAATGTCTAAGATGGTACCAGATGGTGTGTACCTTGATGCAGACGGACTTGCTGAAATAGATTTAGGTAACGGTACAAACTACAACCCACAGGAAGCTCTTAATATGTTCTTCCAAACTGGTAGTATTATAGGTAGAAGCTTTACGTCTGAAGGAGATATGAATCCTGGCAAAGTACCTATTCAAGAAATTAATTCTAGCAGTAAAGGCGCAAAGCTACAGTCTTTAATACAGACATACAATTATTACGTACAAATGATACGTGATGTAACAGGTCTTAATGAAGCTCGTGATGGTAGTATGCCAGACAAAAACGCTTTAGTCGGTATTCAAAAACTAGCAGCCGCTAATTCGAATACAGCTACTAGACATATACTTCAAGCTGGCTTATTGCTAACTGCAGAGACAGCTGAAAAATTATCACTACGCATTTCAGATGTTATAGAATACTCGCCTACTAAACAAGCTTTCATTGAAGCAATAGGCCATAGAAACGTAGCTAAGCTAGAAGAGATATCAGATCTACACTTGCATGACTTTGGTATATTTATACAGCTGTCACCTGATGAAGAAGAAAAGCAGCTGCTTGAAAATAACATACAAATGGCTCTTCAAAAGAATAGTATCGAGCTTGAAGATGCTATTGATATTAGAGAAATAAAGAACCTAAAGTTAGCTAATCAATTATTAAAAATACGTAGAAAAAGAAAGATTGAGCAGGACAGACAGCAGCAAATGCAGAATATACAAGCGCAAACACAGTCTAATCAGGCCTCAGCGCAAGCTGCCGCGCAAACTGAAGTACAAAAGCAAAACGCTATTACACAGAGCAAGATACAGCTGGTACAGGCTCAGGCGCAAGTTGATTCTCAAAAACTACAACTTGAAATGCAAGCTAAGAAAGAGTTGATGGAGCTAGAGTTCCAATACAACATGCAGCTTAGAGGCGCAGACACAGAAAACTTAAAACAACGCGAAAAACAAAAAGAAGATCGCAAAGACGAAAGAACTAAAATACAAGCCTCTCAACAAAGTGAACTTATAGACCAAAGAAAAGGTGGAAAACCACCTAAAAACTTTGAGTCTGCAGGTAATGATACTATGGGAGAGGGGTTTAGTTTAGAAGCTTTCGGACCTAAATAACAATTTATATTTTATATTATGCAAGACAATAACCAAACAGACCTTGAAGAAGTGATTCAAGAGGTCGAGCAAGAAACTACAGTAGAAGAAGTAACTGAAGAGCCTAAGTTTAGTAGCGAAGGCGACGAAAGTGTTATCAAAGTAGATTTATCAAAACCACCAACCAATGAAACTGAAGAAAGTGACGTTAACAACTCAGGAGTGGCTGGAGTCGATGAAGACGCCGAGCCCGCACAAGTTGAAGACGAAGTACAACAGGAAACAGAAACACAAGAAGAACCTAGAGTACTAGAGGAAATAACAGAAGAGGTAACAGAAGAAGTAGAAGAGCTAGCGGAAGAAGCTGTCGAAGCTATTGAAGAAGCTCAAGCCACTGGCAAGCCTTTGCCTGAAAATATTCAAAAACTAGTTGACTTTATGGAAGAAACTGGTGGTGATATTGAGGATTACGTTAAGTTAAATAGAGACACTAGCGACTTAAGTAATACTGAAGCTTTACGTGAGTATTATAAAAGCACTAAACCGCATCTTTCTTCTGATGAAATTGATTTTTTAATTGAAGATCGATTTTCATACGATGAAGACTTAGATGACGAAAAAGATATTAAAAGAAAAAAATTGGCCCTCAAAGAGCAAGTTGCCGAGGCCAAAGCCCACTTAGACGGGCAAAAGTCTAAATACTACGAAGAAATTAAAGCTGGAAGCAAGCTCACATCTGAGCAGCAGAAAGCAATTGATTTTTTCAACCGATACAATAAAGAGTCGGAGCAAGCTAATAAAGCTGTAAAACAAAGCAGCGACATTTTTGAAAATAAAACAAATAATCTTTTTAATGACAAGTTCAAAGGTTTTGAATATAACGTCGGAGAAAAAAGATACAGGTTTAATGTAAAGGATGTCGAAGGTGTTAAAGCAAAGCAAAGCGATATAAATAATTTAATGGCAAAGTTTGTCGATAAAAACAAATCGCTATCAGATGCTGCTGGATACCACAAAGCTATATATACAGCCATGAACGCAGATGCTGTCGCTCAGCATTTTTACGAGCAAGGCAAAGCTGATGCTTTAAAAGATAGCATCAAAAAGTCTAAAAACATTGATATGAGCCCAAGAGGCGCTCACGAAGATGCTGTAACTGGCGGTATGAAAGTTCGTGTATTAGGTGATGATTCTAACTCTTTTAAGTTTAAAATGAAAAATAAAAAATAAAAATTAAGAAAAAATGGCAATTACAGGAGGAGATAGTTTAAATATCGTGCCAGCACCACAGCAGGTCGCGTTATCTTCAAACTATCTAGATTTCACAAATTCCACTAATGACTGGAGACAACAGTATCTACCAGATCTAATGGAAAAAGAGGCAGAAGTATTTGGGCCTCGTACAATTTCAGGATTCCTTTCACAAGTCGGAGCAGAAGAAGCAATGACATCTGACCAAGTTGTTTGGTCTGAGCAGGGAAGACTACACTTATCATACACTGGTGAAGTAGCAGCTGG